CAAAAGAAATCCAATACACAACCGGTGCTAAAGATGTTGGTGTTTACATACAAGCGACCCACGGCTGTTGCGAAAATCGTGGCATCTCAGCACATTCAAGCCTTACACAGACAACTGTGTTAAAAGGTGCGTTTAAAGATGACGCAGGAACAAAGAAAGAGTTCTTTGACAATATTAAACTACAACAGGAGTTTGCACCACGATGAATGAATTAGATGTAGTTGCTGTTTATATGGCAAAAGGTTTATTAGTTTGTGCTCTAGCATTAGGAGTACTAGGATTTGTACAGGACTTTTTATTATGATTTGGATGGTATTTGTAGCATTGTTTGCCGCAGACAATGCAGAGTTTTTAGAAATGGTCGAACAGCGACAGGAAAAAGGACACGATTGGCACTGGGTAGGACGCACGGAAGTCACAGACGACTATATTGCATTGCCGGCGGTAGAAGAACGTACAGGAACTAAAGTGTTTTACTGGGAGATCAAAGATGAAACTAAGGTACAGTGAAGCATTTTATTCAGTACAAGGTGAAGGCAAGTTTGTAGGAGTACCTAGTGTATTCCTACGTACCTTCGGTTGTAACTTTCGTTGTCAAGGATTTGGTTTAGATCGCGGATGGCAACGACAAAAATACAACCCAGAAGTAGCAGAACTTATTGCTTCAGACGTACACAAACAAGACATCTCTTTTGAAGAACTTCCTATTGTACATACAGGTTGTGATACATATGCCAGCATCTATCCTGAGTTTAAAAAGTTTATGATGGACAAGACTGTGGATGAAGTTGTAGAACACTTGCTAAGTCTTACTCCAGAAGGTTCTTGGACGATGAAGAACGGACAAGACATACATCTTGTGATAACAGGGGGCGAGCCTATGCTGTGGCAAAAGTTTTGGCCTCTACTGTTTGAACACCCCCGAATGAAGGATATAAAAAATGTCACTTTTGAGACGAACTGCACACAACATCTTCAGGGAGATTTTTATAATTACCTCCACACACAAGACACATTTAAACTCACCTGGAGTTGCTCTCCCAAACTCACCGTTAGTGGGGAGTCCTGGAATGATGCAATTCGCCCTGAAGTTGCTGAGTCTTACTATGGCATTACTGACAGTAGTATGTATTTTAAATTTGTGGTTGCTGATGCAGTGGATGTGGATGAAGTTACAAAGGCTGTGGCAGAATATAGAGCCTGTGGTATTGAATGTCCCGTATACATCATGCCGCTGGGCGGACGTAGTGAAGAATATAGTCTCAACACGCAAAGAGTTGCAGAACTTGCAATGGAACGAGGATGGCGATATTCGCCGAGACTCCACGTCGACATCTTCGGCAACGCCTGGGGAACCTAATATAGTTAATCGAGCAAGAGGAGCAGGATTATGAATTGGTTTGACAAATTATTTAAAAACAAAAAACCTAAAAAGGTAAGCAAGCAACAAACTACTACAGCGAAGCAACAAGCAACAAAAGATAAAAAACCCTATGTTGCAGTGTTAGATGTTCATATGGATGAAACTAATCCGCGTAATGGATTTTTTGAACTTGATTGGAATGAGTACTTTGTAAGAGAACTACGGTTGAACGGATATCAAGGTACTAGTGAAGAAGAAATTGTTGATGCTTGGTTTAAAGAACTGTGTGGTAGTATTGCACAAGATGAAGGTATTGCAGATAATCAATATCAAATGGGAGCAGGTTACGTCAACGTAACTCCGTTGGAAAATAATAGATCGGAAATTGGCTAAGTTAATTTTAAACAAACAAAAATCAAGGACAAACAATGACGTATATTTTAGTTGATACTGCAAATACTTTTTTTCGTGCAAGGCATGTAGTAAGAGGTGAAGCAGAAATTAAAATTGGAATGGCACTACATACTACATTACAAAGTATTCGAAAAGCCTGGAGAGACTTTGACGGCAATCATGTTGTGTTTTGTTTAGAAGGCCGTAGTTGGCGCAAGGATTTCTATGAGCCGTACAAACGTAATAGAAAAGAACATCGTGATAGTTTGACTGTAGCACAGCAAGAAGAAGAAAAACTATTTTGGGAAACTTTTGACGATTTTAAGGAATTTATTTCCACAAAAACAAATGCCACAGTACTACAGCATCCTAGACTAGAAGCAGACGATTTGATCGCAGGCTGGGTACAAAACCACCCTAATGATGATCATGTTATTATTAGTACCGACGGAGACTTTGCACAATTAATTGCTCCTAATGTACGTCAGTATAATGGTGTTACTAACACAACTATCACACATGAAGGATACTTTGACGAAAAAGGCGAACCTGTAGTAGATAAAAAAACCAAAGAAACAAAGCCTGCTCCAGATCCTCAGTGGTTGCTTTTTGAAAAATGCATGCGTGGAGATACCAGTGATAATGTGTTTAGTGCATATCCCGGAGTTCGCAAAAAAGGTACAAAAAACAAAGTAGGCTTACTAGAAGCCTACGAAGATAGAAAAAACAAAGGGTTTGCTTGGAACAATCTTATGTTACAACGTTGGACTGATCATTTAGGTGAAGAACATAGAGTTTTAGATGACTATAATCGTAATGTTACACTTTGCGATCTTACAGCACAGCCTACTGAAATTAAAACAATTATCAATGATGTTATTGCAGAAGCAAAGAACAATCCAAAGCAAATTCAGCAAGTAGGTACTAGACTTGTAAAATTTGCAAGCAGTTATGACTTGGTGAAAATTTCAGAACAAGCACACACATATGCAGAACCACTTAATGCGAGGTATAACAATGAACACTTGTCCGTATGAAGAAACTTGTGAATTAAAAACAAATGATTGCTGGGAAGGAAATATGTCAACACTAGTAGCAAAACAATTAGTGCCAAATAAGTTTTGGATTGTACAAAATCATGGCGAAAAAGTTGGAACACTTGCAAAAGACAAAAAAGGGTATACTTTAATTACTCCAAAAGACAAATACCATTTTGATGGTATACAAGAAGTATACAACACATTTGGACAAAACTTTTTTGAAAGCACTGTGTCTAAAAAAATAAAACAAGCACGTATTATGGAAGTACATGGCTATCCAACTAGTACACCTGCATATAACCCGTTGTATGATGTAAAAAACAATTTGCCGTTGTATAGCAAAAGTAAAAAATCTAAAAGTTTATATTGTGCAGGATATTATTGTATAAAATTTCAAAAAGGTTGGGTTAAAAGTTTTTGTCCTAAATTAATTACGCTACAACGATACGAGTATCGTGGTCCTTTTACAACTGATCTTGAAATGAAACAGGTGTTGGCTAATGTCTCGAAAACCTCTTAATTTAATTCCTGTGGAAAACTTTTTACAAAATGCAAAAGTTGCTAGTAAAACAAACGCAAGAGAAATTAAACTAGATCAAAAAGCCTATAAGGACCTTGCTGATTGCATAGCCATGCTTACTACAAGGCTTGTAGAGTTACAAGATCAAGCGATGTCAAAGCCGCAAGAAGTATCAGTAAACGTCGAAATGGACGGTGGTGATTTCTAACAATATTTTGGTAAATAAGTGCGTAGTTAATTAAAAAGGAATACGCACATGAGTAGGCCAAAACCACTAGTTTTACTCGACCATGTAGATAAAAACACATATAGAAGAGAAGAAATACTCGAAGCCGAGGCTATTTGGGCTGTTTTTTATCAAGGCAGACCTTTTAACTTGAAAAGCAGTAACAGTATTTCTCCTACTCCGGGACCTAAGTATAAAAAAGTAAGTTTTTCAAATCCAGGACACGCACACAATCTAGCAAAACGTTTGAATATGCTTTTCAAAACAGATCAGTTTGAAGTTTTTAAACTAACCAGCGGAGATTTAGTAGATGGATCTTAAAGAAGCCTACACTAAAGTTTTTATGCTCGGTGCTGATGAACAAGAAATCAATAATGAGACTATCAAAAACAACTATATGCTTTGGTGGCAAAATACTCGTGCGAAAGGCGATGCAGGACTGCGGTTAACACAAGAAGGGTTTTCTTACGCAGTAGAACGTGCAGAGTTAGAAACATACGAAATCAAGTTCCCCAACGATATCAAATTTACTCCTCAAGTTTTTTTATATCTTGACAATTTTATAGATTGCCCGTACTATGTAACACGAAAAAGAATCTACGTCTTTTCGGAAAAAATGGCACTACAACTTATGATGTTTGCAGGTGATATTAAACAATACGGGTTGGCAAGGGCAATGGCACAAGAAATTGCAAGCCAGTAAAAACCGGTTGACTTTTCCTGCGCAGGTGCTATTATAGTACATATAGTTAGTAACAAACAAGCAGGAGAACACACTATATGTCTAATGCAACAGAAGCACGTACAGTAACGCCTAATGAAGCAAAGTCGGCTATCAGTCATGCTTTAAAACTAAAACGCCCTGTTTTTCTTTGGGGGCCTCCAGGCATTGGTAAAAGTGACATCATGGCACAGATTACACAAGCAATGTCGAATGCGTTTTTAATCGACGTGCGTCTTTCACTTTGGGACCCAACAGATATCAAAGGCATGCCCTACTACAATGCAAGTGAAAATGTCATGAGTTGGGCGCCGCCTAGTGAATTGCCTAACGAAGAATTTGCTAAGAACTACGATAATATTGTTCTTTTTTTAGATGAAATGAACTCAGCGGCTCCTGCTGTACAA